ACTGTTAATGCCATTTATATATCCTCTTGTTTACTTTTTCTTTTTATATACAGGGACTGTAACCTTGCCTTTACCTTTTTCTATACCCTTCTTTGTGAAACCTTCAGGTGGGCGCCAGAATTGTTTGGCATTGGACATACGTGGTAGCCCAGCTTTCTTTGTGCTACGAACACCTAGTTCTGTATTTCTATATGGAGTGAGATTGGATTCACCCATTTCTATTTTCTTTTTAGCATAAGCAGAAAATTTCTGATGTTGCTTTTCTGACTTTTCACGACTCTTACTACCCAACTTACCATCCTTTCCAGGATATGGATGGGTATCAACATGACGGAGTTTTTTATAACCTTGAGCAACTGGTTGACCATTTCTTGTATTCATATGCCAAGAAGCATCTGCTGCTCTACGGGCTTTGTAACTGGAAATTTCATCTAGTTCCACTTCTTCTGACATTTCTGATTGCATGTATTGTGCAGCTGCCACAATGTAATCTTCTGCCAATGTGACTTTGCTTGCCACCCATTCTGGAAGATTGGTGTTTTCATCAAGCATGTCATGCATCATTTGTGCGTTACGAATGATGGTGCGTAGTGAGGACTTAGCCATGTCACCTTCGTAATCATATTCACCCTTGTCAGCTTCATCTTTGACGGCTTCTTTCAACTTACGACGACCATAGGCCTTGGAAGGAAGAACAGAAGGGTGAAGTTTCTTTTGAATAATAGAAGATACGTATTCATTCTTCTTTTCTTTATTTGCCTTCTTCACTTCTCCTTCCACTACTGTTTCTGTTTCTTCATTGGTTTTCTTCACTTGCTTTGGATCACCCTTCAATGAAGCAGATTGTCCTGGCTTTAAATGACCAAAACGCTTTTCCAAAGGACTTTTTGAAAGCCCTTTAATTGGCTTTTCAGGTTTCATGCTACCAGCTGGCAAACTATATTTGTTTTCTTCAATGGTTTCTTCTTCCTTCATTGCCATCTTCGTGGCAGTGGCGTACATCACGCTCTTGGCATCAGAGCCATAACGACTGCGAAAATCTTTGAAGTTTTTCTTCATTGACTTCACAATCTTTTCGCGTTGTGCCATATCGGCATCCGTCATTTTGGCTTCTTCCATGTTACTTACCCTTTTTGCGTAATTTGGCTAATACAGCACCTGCAATCTTGGCGCCACGTTCTTTACCATACTTACGACTTGCCTTCTTGGCAATCTTGCCAAACATCTTACCCTTCTTGCCAATGTCCTTGCCAGCTGCTGCTGACTTGGCTGAGTAAGAAGCTTCATCCATTTGTTCTACTTCTTCCTTCATGCCTTTCTTCTTGGCACGAAGCATCTTGAAGTCATGAGCATCAATCTTGCCATTCTTGTTGGCATCAATCTTGTGTTGACCACCCTTCAAGGCTTCATTGGTTTCTTCACATTCAGCACATTCTTCTGTGTTGAACATGGATGATGCCACTTCAATCTTTACAGCATCCAATACTTCTGCTACACGAGTGCTTAAAATATCATTTAGAAGTTTTTCTGCTTCTAGATTCTCACCGCTATCAATGCGGTCAATTAAATCTAGAACATTTTCATTCATTTCTTCCATAGTAGTTTCCTCTTGAATGGCTGGTTTCAATTTCGAGACATGCACTGTTACGGGATACGACTTGTTGTCCATGACTTGAACATTGACATGACCCATTAACGCAGCACGTTCAGCTTTTTTATTGTCAGCAGAATCGTGACGATATATCACTTTGCCTGTGACTTTCTTTTTGTTATGTGTAAAGGTGACCGTGTCACCTACCTTAACTTCATTTATTTCCATTCTGCTTCTCCGGTGGTGCTGGGAATGGAGTTCCCTTCGGTAGAATATTTCCTGGTTGATTTGGATCCTCGAGCGGTGCTGAATAATCCATGGAGTTGGATGCTGCTTGTTCTATTTCTGCATCCATGTCCTCAATTTCTTCTTCAGTGAAACGCAAAATGTTCTTTTGAATATATGTCTTGCTGACATATTTTCCTACGAACGGATCCACTTGTGCCAACAATTCAATTCTAGAACGCATCACTTCTTGGTCTTTGCTTTCTGTATAGTAGGCATCTTGTGCATACACATATTCCACAGATTCCACCATGTCGTTCCAATCTTGTTCTGTTAACACACCCTTTAAAATCAATTGTGTTTTCAACAGGTCGTTAAACATCAAAGAGAATTGCCGACGAAGTTTACCAATGAACTTTGTGAACTTCAACTCATCACGGGTGATTTCAGCAGCACGACCAAAGTTCAATCCCCCTTGTTGTTGCAATCGTGACATGGGAACATTTAACGCTTGATACAACTTACGTTGGAAATATTCAATGTCAGCAATTTCACCGAGATTTTGACCGCCGGGTAATGTTTCAATTTGTGTACCCTTTCCACCTTCACGGCGAGGCAACCAGAAATCTTCCAACATGCTCATGGCCTTCTTGTCATCACGCAGTTCACCAGTGTTCACATCATACACCATCTTGTTACGATAGCGATTCATGATGTCTTTGAGGTATTGTTCTGCCTTCAACTTAGGCAAGTTACCAACATCAATGTAAAAGATTCTTCTTTCTGGTGCACGAGCTAGACGATAAATCACTAGTGCATTTTCCATCATACGCAACTGATTGGCTGGCTTGATGGCTTTATGTAAATAGCTAAGAACCAATTGATTATCTACATCAAACAATCCTGATGGGGTATAGCAAATGGCATCTTTAGTGATTTTCAACCCTTGAACATTGTTGTTTATCGCCACGTTCTGTGTCATGTGAATGCCTTTTTCATTGTAAATGAAAAATTCTTCTGTGGCTTTTACAAACTCAACACCCGTCTTGGGTTCTTTTTCTTTGATGACATTACGTACTTTTTTAATCTTTCTAGGATCAATGTACCGAATGTCAGTTATTCCTTGCTTGGGTTTAGCTGTATCAATGACTTTATGAAAGTAGATTCTTCCATCAATGTACCACCGACGGAAATAATCTTGACCTTTGTCTTTGAAATGTAACAAGCTAAGAACAGAAGCAAATTCTTGTTCAATGCTTTTCTTCACTGTGGAAGATACTTTAGCATTTCGAAGGTCAATTTTCACAGAAGCTTCATTGTCAAGATTGGCAATGGCTTCATTCACCACATCATCAATGGCAACATCCACATCAGCCATTAACGAGATGTCACGATATCGCTTGATTTGTTCTGATTCATTTTTTGCGGCACCATCAAGGTCTAGGTAGGAACCGTAGTATCCTCCTGCCTTGATGGTGTCAAGAGCCCCTTCGTCGGAAGGCGGCACAAACGAACGTTCTGTTGATGCCGGACCCTTCCGCTTTATTTCGTATCCAAAAATATCCATAATATGTTACCTATCCTCTTAAGGATTAAACAGGTGTTACTTCAAAATGTGAATATTGGAAAGTCACATTGAATTCTGAAATCACATCATTGGCTGAGTAGGCAAGAGCCACTTCAGACACAGTAATTGGAAATGCATTGAAGATGTTGTATGTGCGAATTGTTGCATCGTTACGGTCAAGTTGTTCAACTGACATATCACACATATATGTAGCTGGTGCCAATGAGCCACCGTTGTTTACACGGTTGTTCATGAGGTTTGACCATGATTCGAACAAACGACGGAGTTTCATTTCCGTGTCGTTCAAGATTGTAATTGTCCATGGATCAAATGTCCGTTCGCCAGCCATCTTCACTTCACGACCACGATATTGCACGATGGTTGGGTTGACGTTTGATGCTGGCAAGGCTGCAGATGTTACTAGTAGTGAGTCATCACTTGCACCTGCTCCAACAGCAGCAGGGAAAGTTAGTGTCACTAGGAATTGGTTTGGACGAGCACCACCTGCGCCTAACTTATTCTTAAATTGTGAAATATCCATTTGTATCTTCTCCTAGAAGTTATTAATTAGGCGCCAACGATTTCTTCAAATGCCACGCCAGTACGTGTAGCAATGAAGTTCAATGAGATGAAGTTGATGGAACGAGCTGGCTTGATGTAGATGTCAGCCACGAATTCGTTACGGTCAATTACTTCACCTGTGTTATTTGTTTCATCACAGATTACGCGGAAGTCGTAGATACCACGACGACCCTTGATGTCACGCAAGAATGGTTCCACCAAGTTACGGAATTGTGCACGTGTGAATGCATCATTGAATTCAAACAATTGATACTTAGCTGCTGTGGCAATGGCCTTTTCTAGTACGATGAACAAGCGACGTACATTGATACGGTCAAATGCTGATGGCTTAGCAAGAAGTGTCTTGTCGCCAAACAACACAGTGCCTTC